TATTATCGTTAGGGACTGTTAAAATTTCAAAAGCATCTTCTGTAAAATCTGTTGCAGAATATCCTGTTGGGGGAGTAACTGCTGTAAACGTCACATATCTTCCAACTTGTAAACCGTGAGAAGTTTTATTAACTGTCACATTATCCAAACCAGAAAAAGTATCAAACGTCGCTCCTGTGATTGCAGTAGCTAAAGGAGTAATATCGTAAAACTGTTCTCCATAGTATACAAAAAGGCCTTGAGAAGTACCTATCGCAGTGTATCTTTCACCTTTTAAACTTGTGAAAGCTAATTGAGCTCTAGCTGCTCCTGGAACAGTTTCTTGATTGACACTTAATTGTTGCCAGCCACCTATTTTTTCTGGTGCCGTATATCTAAAACGCACAAAGTCACCATCTACCCATTGTCCTGGAAGAGCTGAAGGTACACTTTGTTTATTAAAACCTGCTGCAAAATCTACTTTTTTTAATGCCATAGGGTTGAATATATAAGGTTTTTGTTATTTTGGTAGTATTATATTCCACTCTAGCTTAGATAGCAAATCTTGTAAATGCACCTCTTTTAGTTTATTTTCTTTTAGATATTGATGCAGTTCCTCGGTATCTACTACAATAAATTGATCTTTCATATCAAAGACCATTTTATCTGCTTTGCTTTTAAAACTACCTATTTTAATATTATTTTTTAAAGGTCTTAGATCAAATTTAAGTTTTTGATTCAATCTATTTTTAAGTATACCTTCCACATCCCAAAGTTCTTTTTGTTTTTGATTCAGTGTTGCATAGGTAATGTTTGATAAAAATCCTAATTTTTGTAACATATAAAAACCTGTTTATTAGGTAGTATATCAGATTGTAGTTGATTTCAATATATTTAAAGCAAGGGGAGCGTGTGGTGGATCTCCCCCTACAAGCTTACAGTGTAAGTTATTTTTTAATCTTTGTCAACTTAACACCTTTAAAACAAGCGGGTACACCTAGTAAAGGTCTTTTATCCAGGTAGTTTTCTTTAGCTGCCTTAGAACTAGATTTGTTATAATGTAGAAATACTTGTCCACAGTTTTTACCTTTGAATTCTTCACGCCAATGTTCAAGATCACAACCTGAATAGATCAACATATCTCCAGGGTTGAGGTCGACTTTAATACCAGCCCGACCTGTCTTACCTGTTGGGTCTAAATATATTGGCCATGACTCACCACCTAAATTTAATGTTGTAGATATTTCACAAGAGTATCTATCTTTGTGACGAGCTAGGACATCACCTTCTTTATAAATTCTTGCATAAGAATATGTCTCTAATAATTTTATACCTGTGTGTTTTTCCATAACAGGTTTAACTTGCTGGAGTAATGTCTCCATTGCAATGTCACTATAGTGTGAATAAGTATTAGGCACTTGTTTATCGTTCCATACACCAAAATATTCTGTAAAAGGAGATAGGTATTTTTGATCAAATAAAAATCTTGCAACATTTCTTTTGTTTAAAAAATATTGATAAACAAACTCTGCTAGCTCAGGGGATATAGCTTTCTTTAGTACTGTATATTTATTATTTTTGAACGACATTTAATATTCCTTTTGGTTTCTTGATTTTTTTCATATTTCTCCTTTATTTATATGGCCATCCTAAATTCCAAATAACCAAACTGTTTCTTTCACCACTTTTAACTGGACATACTCTATGCCATACAAATGATGGAAATACAACTAGTGATCCTTTAGGTAATATTTCAATACATTTTCTAATGTTAGGTTTTTTATCTGGATCTTTATTTCTAAAATCAAATTCAAGTTCTCCACCTTTATAATCTTCAGGATCTGATAAAGATAAAGTAACTGATAGTTTTCTAATTTTACCATGGTCTGGTTCATTTGAATTTTCTCTTATATAGGGTTTTTCCCAACTATCACAGTGCCAATCATAATATTGTCCTTTTTTATATTTTGTAAATTGACAAGACTCAGACCAATCCCATTGAAAATTCCATCCAGCTGATTCATTTGCTTGATGTATATAAGGTTGAATCTCTTTATAAATCCATCTATCGTTCATCCAAACAATATTAGAATTTCTTTTCTTTTTTAAATCTACAACTTGTTTTTTATTTAATTTTTTATTACCAAAACCTCCAGTAACCGCCATTTGATCTTGAAGTTGATGACCATAACGAACAATGTCATCGCAAATTCTAGATGGGATTGCTGATTTAAAATACCAATAATAATTTTCAATGTTCATGTGTCTTTATTGTTTATGTATATTAGTTTTTAAAAATTCATACAAAGTGTTTTTTTGTCCACACACTTCATTAAATTTTTTTATTTCCTTTTCTCTATTTACTATAAATTTTTTTATTTGATTTGGCATTTTTTTATTTGTTACCTCTAAATTAAAATAATTCATACCAACAGATATATAATGAACCCCTGGAAAAGAATTAAATTTATAATTATTCATATAAACTTCAATATTTGATTTTAATTCAGTTTCTATTTTTCTTTTATCATAAAAAGATTTATTGTTTATTTCTCTCCAATATTTGGTATCTCGTCTATGAGATAAAGCATAATGATATGAAACAAATTCAGCAAAAAAATTAAAAAAGTCTTTACAATAATAATTAAAGTTATCTCTATCCCATTGACTTAAATTATTTCTTTTTAATATTTTTACAAGTTTCATTAAAAACTCATGAACAGTCAATAATCCATTAGATTCCAAAGGTTCTATAAAAGCTCCTGATAAACCTATAGCACAAACATTTTTTACAAAAAGTCTTTTGTGTATTCCAACTCTCATTTTAATATTTTTAAATTTTAGATCTTTTTCGTTTAAATTTTTTTCGTTTAAATATTTTTTAAATTGATCTAATGCTTCATCATCTGAAATAAACTTATCTGAATAAACATACCCAGTGCCTATCTTGTCCCAACTTGGGATATTCCATACCCACCCATTTTGAATAGCAGTACAATTGGTGTATGGTTTTAACTGTTTCTTTTTATTTTTATATTTTAAATTAGTAGCCCATGCTTTATTATTTGGAAGTAAATCAGAATAGTCTTCAAAAGGTTCTTGTAAAGTTTTCCCTAATAATAGTGAACTAAATCCTGTGCAATCAATATACAGATCAGCTTTATGTTTTTTATTTAATGATTTAATACCATCTTTGTTTTGTTCAATAGTATTAATATCTTCATAGATATGTTTCACTCCTCTAGGAATACAATAATATTTTTTTAACCAGTCAGCAAATTTAACAGCGTCCAAATGATATGCTACATCATTTTTAAAATTAAAAAATGGTATCTCTTGATTTTCATTTTTAAATAACACATTGTTATTTACTAGACACATGTTTGGTGAAATAAAATCTGCATAATCTTTATTATGTATTTTTGAATTAAAAAATTTTTTAAAAAACCATGTTTCTTTTGAACCTATTGTATTATTTTCATAAACTTTACCAAAAGGATAATGAAAACCTCCGTCTTTTAATTTATAAAAATTTTCAAATCGAATACTTAATTTATAACTAGCTTTTGTATAAGGCATAAAGTCTTCATCTTTTATTTCTAATAAATCTAACCACTGATTAATTGAAGACAAAGTGCTTTCACCTACACTAATAGTTCCTTTGGTTGGAGATTCTATTACTGTAATATCTTTTTTTGGAAATACTTTAATTAAAGTTGCAGCAGTCATCCAACCTGCGCTGCCTCCACCTACAATTGTAACTTTCTGACTTTTTAACATTTTTCTTTATATAAAAATTACTACACTAAAAAAATTACAATGTCAAAATTAAACCCAGGCTGTACCATTCCAATCATAAATTGTTGGACTTTCAGAGGTATTATTAGATTTTGTAGCTTTCCATCCTTTAGTGTTATCTGCTTGATATGCAGCTTCATCCCAATCAATAAGATAAAACCAAATACTAGGGTTAGCTTGGTCATCTTTAATTGTTGGAAATGTAATAGGGGCTTGCCAATCGTCACTAGAATCTAATGACCATGAAGCATAAGGTTGTTTACTTAAAAATTTATTTTTTGTTTCATCATAAACATATCCCACTCCTGCATATTGTTTTCTAAAATTATTGTTGTAAGAAGTTTGTTTCCAAGTTCCACCTTTAAAAAGATTTTGACAATATGTTTCACCATCAATGTGCATATCATTTTCGCCTAATGGTCCTGTTGCTGTAGGCACATCATTAGCTATAACTACTACGTTCTCTACAACTAGATGTGTATCAGAAGTAAATCCTGTTGGGTCTGTTTGTGATTTTAATTTTGAAAAATGTGCCATAATAATTATTTTTAACTTATTGTTAATGTACCCGAAGCTGTAAAAGTAGCAATCTTCTCTCCTCCTGGATGTGTTGCTGTTGCACCACCCGGAGTAACACTTAGAGTAGCTTCAGCAGGTACTCTTACAATCACTACTCCTGATCCACCTGATCCACCAGAGTATGGATTACTTGTACCAGCACCACCTCCACCACCTGTGTTAACAGCTCCAGCACTATTGGTTGCTCCACCACCAGAACCCCCAGGAGCTCCGTTAAAAGAACTTGGTCCTCCACCTGCTCCAGCTCCACCACCAGCAAACGCTATTACTGAAAAAGGTGTCCCACCTGTATTAATAATATTAGGAGCTCCTGATCCTCCATTTCCATTAGTAGTTGGACTAGGACTTGTTCCTCCAGGGTTAGCTGCAGTTCCAGCTCCTCCGCCACCACCACCCCCTCCAGGGCCTGGTGATCCACCTCCACCATTATTTCCTTCAGGAGGACTAAAACCTCCTAAGTTTCCATCTTGATTAGCTGGGTTAAAAGCACCTCCATGAATACCTCTACCACCTCCAGATCCACCTCTTGATCCAGAACCACTTTGACCCCCACCTTTACCACCACCGGTTGCAGTAATCATATCTGTTCCTTCAGATCCTCCAGGATTAAAAACAGATGGAGTACCTTCACTAGTAACATAATACGCTGGTCCTGATCCACCTCCAGCACCAACGGTTATTGTATAATCTCCTGATGCAAGTTCTAAAGCTGTAGCTTGTAAAGGGGCAGGTCCATAACCAGAAGCTCTATATCCTCCAGCTCCAGCTCCACCACCCCCTGCTCCACCAGCTCCACCACCACCAGCGACAACTAAAAAGTTAGCAGTATATATTGCACTACCACCAACACCAGCACCAAATCCTCTTACAGATCCTGCTCCGAATGTTGATTTTAAAGGCATCTTTCTTATCTCCTTGTGTTACGCAAACTGTGTTTGCGATGCAAGAACTGTAAACGTTGCACTTGCAGTTTTAATAATTGTATATGAATATGTATCTAATGAACTAACATTACCAGCGTCCGGTGCTGCTCCGCCCTGCCATTCTGGAGTAACACTTGATCCATCAATTGTAAAAGCATTGTTGTAATAAGCTGTTGCACCCTGAGAAACAATGTGTGCTACTGTAATAGATTCACCTGTATCCATAATTGAGTCTAATGAATTTGATCCATCACCTCTAACATTTAAAGTCCAGTTAGCTGATGCATCTGTTGTAAAATTCCATACTGCTTGTGTTAAAACATCATAGTTAACTGTTCCTGTAGCAGCCGTTGCTTCAGTTGTAACTTTTTCAGCTACACTTTGAATTTTACCTTGACCGTTGAAAGTTGCTCTGCCGATTCCTTTTGGTGTAATATTAAAATCAATATTAGTGTCACCGCCCACTGCTGCAAGTGAAGGTGTGTTACCTGTTGCTGCATTAGTTATGCCAAAATTATTAACCGCTGCACTAGTAGTTGTAAATGTAATTTGCTCATTAGAGTTTTCATCTATAATGCCTTTTGTACTATCAATAATAATATTTTGTGCATTAGTATCTAATGTAGCTGAAAGTTGTGGTGTATAATCTGAAGATAAATCTGTGAATGCTGTATCAACAACATTAGTACCGTCAGAATAAACCATTTTAGTACCTTTGTCAGCTGCTGCCCAAGTTACTCCAGTTCCTGAAGTAGTTTTAA